CTTCCGGTACTAGAGGAACCTCTGGTTCTTCTGGATCATCCGGTTCTTCAGGATCATCAGGTTCTTCAGGATCATCAGGTTCTTCAGGATCTTCCGGAACTTCAGGCTCATCAGGTTCTTCTGGATCTAGCGGAACAAGAGGTACTTCAGGAACTTCTGGCGAAACCCCTTCCGACGGATGTTGGAGTTGGGGTTCAAGTGAGGCTGTTTCATCCGGCCAAATATTTGGGACTAATGGTGAAATCGGATCGAACGTTACATCTTTTTCTATAAGCGATACAGATTCAAACAGTAATAATGTAGATGCCTTTCTGGATAGTGTTACGGTTGGCTCTGTAATGCGAGTTTTAATCAACGGGAAGCAATACAGATACCAGGTTACTTCCAACACCGACCAGGGAACATATCACGTTTTTGGTGTTTCTTTTATTTCAGCTAACGCTTCAAATAATTTTCCCACCGCAGGAGATCAAGCTTGTTTAGATTTTGGGATTGCCGGATCTTCTGGCACTTCCGGGTCAAGCGGAAGTTCAGGAAGTTCAGGAAGCTCAGGTTCATCGGGTTCTTCTGGAACATCAGGTTCTTCTGGAACATCTGGTTCTTCTGGATCTTCCGGTACTAGAGGAACCTCTGGTTCTTCTGGATCATCCGGTTCTTCAGGATCATCAGGTTCTTCAGGATCATCAGGTTCTTCAGGTTCTTCAGGATCATCTGGATCATCAGGTTCTTCAGGATCATCAGGTTCTTCAGGATCATCTGGATCATCAGGTTCTTCAGGTTCTTCAGGATCATCAGGTTCTTCAGGATCATCTGGATCATCTGGAACTTCTGGTTCTTCCGGAACATCTGGTTCATCAGGATCGTCAGGTTCTTCTGGATCATCAGGATCATCAGGTTCTTCAGGATCATCAGGTTCTTCAGGATCATCAGGTTCTTCTGGATCATCGGGTAGTTCTGGATCTTCAGGAACTTCTGGATCTTCAGGAACTTCTGGATCTTCAGGAACTTCTGGATCATCCGGTTCTTCAGGATCTTCAGGATCATCGGGTTCTTCTGGATCATCAGGTTCTTCGGGATCATCGGGTTCTTCTGGATCATCCGGTTCTTCTGGATCATCCGGTTCTTCTGGATCGTCCGGTTCTTCTGGGTCATCTGGTACTTCTGGATCTTCAGGAACTTCCGGATCTTCAGGAACTTCTGGATCATCCGGTTCTTCTGGATCGTCCGGTTCTTCTGGATCATCAGGTTCTTCAGGATCGTCCGGTTCTTCTGGATCATCCGGTTCTTCTGGATCATCCGGTTCTTCTGGATCGTCAGGTTCATCAGGAACTTCGGGAACTTCTGGTGTTACTGGAGCATCTGGTACTTCGGGAACTTCTGGATCTTCTGGAACATCAGGTTCTTCTGGAACATCTGGATCATCTGGGTCATCTGGTTCTTCAGGATCATCAGGTTCTTCAGGATCATCTGGATCATCAGGTTCTTCTGGAACTTCTGGTTCTTCAGGTTCTTCAGGTTCTTCAGGATCATCAGGTTCTTCTGGATCATCAGGTTCTTCTGGAACATCAGGTTCTTCTGGAACATCTGGTTCTTCTGGATCTTCCGGTACTAGAGGAACCTCTGGTTCTTCTGGATCATCCGGTTCTTCAGGATCATCAGGTTCTTCAGGATCATCAGGTTCTTCAGGTTCTTCAGGATCATCTGGATCATCAGGTTCTTCTGGAACTTCTGGTTCTTCAGGTTCTTCAGGTTCTTCAGGATCATCAGGTTCTTCTGGAACATCAGGTTCTTCTGGAACATCAGGTTCTTCTGGATCTTCCGGTACTAGAGGAACCTCTGGTTCTTCTGGATCATCCGGTTCTTCAGGATCATCAGGTTCTTCAGGATCATCAGGTTCTTCTGGATCATCCGGTTCTTCTGGATCCTCTGGAACATCTGGCTCATCGGGAACATCTGGTTCTTCTGGATCATCAGGTTCTTCTGGATCATCCGGTTCTTCAGGATCTTCAGGATCATCGGGTTCTTCTGGATCATCCGGTTCTTCAGGATCTTCAGGATCATCGGGTTCTTCTGGATCATCCGGTTCTTCTGGATCTTCTGGATCATCTGGTTCTTCTGGATCTTCTGGATCATCTGGTTCTTCCGGATCATCAGGTTCTTCAGGAACTCCTGGATCCTCTGGAACATCTGGCTCATCGGGAACATCTGGTTCTTCTGGATCATCAGGTTCTTCTGGATCTTCTGGATCATCTGGTTCTTCCGGATCATCAGGTTCTTCTGGGTCTTCTGGATCATCCGGTTCTTCAGGATCTTCAGGATCATCGGGTTCTTCTGGATCATCCGGTTCTTCAGGATCTTCAGGATCATCGGGTTCTTCTGGATCATCCGGTTCTTCTGGATCTTCTGGATCATCTGGTTCTTCTGGATCTTCTGGATCATCTGGTTCTTCCGGATCATCAGGTTCTTCAGGAACTCCTGGATCCTCTGGAACATCTGGCTCATCGGGAACATCTGGTTCTTCTGGATCATCAGGTTCTTCTGGATCTTCTGGATCATCTGGTTCTTCCGGATCATCAGGTTCTTCTGGGTCTTCTGGATCATCCGGTTCTTCAGGATCTTCAGGATCATCGGGTTCTTCTGGATCATCCGGTTCTTCAGGATCTTCAGGATCATCGGGTTCTTCTGGATCATCCGGTTCTTCTGGATCTTCTGGATCATCTGGTTCTTCTGGATCTTCTGGATCATCTGGTTCTTCCGGATCATCAGGTTCTTCTGGTTCTTCCGGATCATCAGGAACTTCTGGTTCTTCGGGAACAAGAGGTACTTCTGGATCATCAGGTTCTTCTGGATCATCAGGTTCTTCAGGATCATCAGGTTCTTCTGGATCATCCGGTTCTTCCGGATCGTCCGGTTCTTCTGGTTCTTCTGGATCATCAGGATCTTCGGGAACATCTGGTTCTTCTGGATCGTCAGGTTCTTCTGGATCTTCTGGATCATCTGGTTCTTCTGGATCATCCGGTTCTTCTGGATCTTCTGGATCATCTGGTTCTTCCGGATCATCAGGTTCTTCTGGTTCTTCCGGATCATCAGGAACTTCTGGTTCTTCGGGAACAAGAGGTACTTCTGGATCATCAGGTTCTTCTGGATCATCAGGTTCTTCAGGATCATCAGGTTCTTCTGGATCATCCGGTTCTTCTGGATCGTCCGGTTCTTCTGGTTCTTCTGGATCATCAGGATCTTCGGGAACATCTGGTTCTGTCACCTTATCTGGAACAACTGACAATGGTGTTTTAACCCTAAATGGTTCTTCTCCTAATGTATCTGTTGAATCGAATATAACTTTTTCTTCCCCGACTTTAAATCTTCTTGGAACCCCAACAAATGCTTTAGGTGGCGGTCAAATTCATCTTTCAAATACAACATCAAATAGAATAGAGTTTTCTCCTTATCCTAATGCATCGGCGGGGAATGCTGGTCCTACTCCCACTAATGTTTCCACCGGAGAAAAGATAACATTGTGGTCTGGTATTAATGCTTCTAATGTAAACTACGCCTTTGGTACATATCCCCTCACTGGAAGACTTTGGTATTCTGTTCCACAGGCAACCTCTTCTTTTGTTCATGCTTTCTACGGGGGAACAACAGAATTATTTAGGATTCAAGGAAATGGACAAATTCAATTAACGGCAGGAAGTGTTTCATTGCCTTCTATCTCTGCTGGTTTAGCAAATTCTTCAGACACCAACACCGGAATTTACTTTCCGGCTGCCGACACAATTGGATTTGTTGAAGGTGGCGTAGAAGCGATGAGGATAGATTCTAATGGAAGAATTAATCTTCTGGCAGGGTCTGCTGCTAATCCGATCTTAAACGCTGGTCTAAATTCTACAGACACCAACACCGGAATTTACTTTCCCTCAGCCGACAATATGGGTCTTGTGGCTGGTGGTACCGAGACTCTCAGATTGAATACAACGACCAACGCCAATATCCAGTTGGTTGCAGGATCTGCCACCGCACCAGTTCTTAACGCTGGTTTAAATTCTTCAGACACCAACACCGGAATTTACTTTCCGGCAGCTGATTCGATTGGATTTTCAACAAATGGTACCAGTAGAGGTATTATTAATAACACAGGTTATGGAATTCAAACGTCACCAAGTGCATGGGTACATATATCATCAACACCATCATCCTCTAAATGGATAAGATTTGATGCCACGCGATATAGTAATACACCGCCCGTAAATCAGGTAGTTCCGCCAGAATATGCTATAGGTAGTGATGGTAGCGCTGAAATGTATCTCAAAGAACCAGATGTTTGGATGGAAGTTATACTTGATTCAGCTGGTAAAGGTGGTGCTGTAGTTTTAATCCCTTGTTACAGGCCAGGTTAATTTATGATAACTGATCCTCAAATAATTCAAAAAATCAAAAATAGCGGAGCTATGGTTATAACAGTTGACTTAGAAGATTTTAAAAAGAAAATAAAGGGATATCACCACCTAGGTGAAAATTACACATTGCCTGAAAATGTCTTTGTGTCAAAAGAAAAAATTTCACAATTAAGATCAGAACCTCCTCCACAAATAAATGTACCAACAAAAATAGAAATTAAGATATCAGAAGGAAAGGGAATGGGAGTTTTTGCAACTCAAAAAATTTCAAAGGGAGAAATAATTGAAACTTGCTATCTATTAAAAATACCAAAAGAAGGTGATCTTCTCACTGATTATAGATATCTTTATCCAAAAAGAACACTCTCCGAGTATGTTATTCCACTTGGATATGGATGTATTTATAATCATTCCAATTCACCAAATGCTGATTGGATAGACCATCCCGAATATAAAGCTTTCAATTTCTTTGCTTTGGAAGATATAGAAATAGGAAAAGAGATATGTATTTATTACGGGGGTGAAGATTATTGGAATTCGAGAGAAAAGAAAAACATAATATAAAAAAATATAAAAATATGGCAATTCAAGTTACAGGACTTTTTAAAAGTCCAACATCGCTTCTCATTCACGAGTCTCCTTTGTTGAAAATAAATGCACATCTTTCTTATAAAGGAGATTTAATGGTGGATCTTTTTGTTACCTCATCTGATGGAATTTGTAGGGATACAGTGGTTTACCCCGATTTAAACAGAGAGACATTAACTTTCGACGTCAATATTTCTGATCCTTATGATCGGTTGATAAACGGATTGGAAACTTTTCTTATAACGGAACTACAATCTTCAAATTCTATCAACTCCACTTCTACTTTCAGCAGGGTATGAATACAACAGATTCCACACAGCAAACAATTACCTCCGAAGAATTAAATAAAATTCAGGATTTGAAATCCACCGGTGAAAAATTTATAATTGAGTTTGGATCTTTGGAATTGGAGATGTTGGTTCTATCTCAAAGAAAAAAAGATTTAGAGGATAAATTCATGAAATTCAAAATCGAGGAAAAGAACTTCATGGGAATGATGGATTACAAGTACGGAAACGTTAATTTGGATATAGAAACAGGAATTCTCACTCCTAGAAATTAAAGACATCAATTTTAATTCAGGAGTTCACGGTAAACTTCTGCCATTTTTTCTCCAGCCGAAAACCATGTATATTTCTGGCATGTTTTTCTTCCCTGCTCTCTGAAATAATCTTTTCTTTCTTCCGACAAATTCAAGAATTCTAAAAATCCTTGTTCGATCCCTTCTACCGTGGGATCAACAAAAATAGAATTTTCTGAATTAACGAAATCTGATAACCCGTCTCTTCTGGAAGAAAGTAAAACGCAATTAGAGGCCATCGCCTCCAAGGCAACCAGTCCAAATGGTTCGTGAACAGATGGCATAATAACTCCATCGGCATCGTTCAAGACATGAATTTTTTCTGAACCGTGTTTTGGACCCAAATAAAACATGTTCTTTTTTCCCTCCTGAAGTTTTTGATCCAAAAGTTTATTGCACAATAAATCTCCCCCATCGGGAGAACCAATGATCCAAAGTTCAATGCCGTCTGGGATATTGGCTTCCAATAATTTATCCACTCCCTTCATCTCGCAAAACCGTCCGATATAAACAATTTTATTTTTTTTCTTTTTGGGATTTGGGTTGTTTGATTTCCATTTTTTAAGGTCAATTCCATTTGGGACCAAGGACATCTTGGACGAAAATTCTGGAAATATATCGAGATAAAATTTAGATATGGTGATAATTCGATCGGACCATCTCAAAAATCCAGTTTCCATTTCCAATAAAGTTTCTTGAATTGTTTTCCCGTCTTTTGTTGTTGGATCAAGGGCAATATTCAAATTCCTATGGATCTGCCCTCTTATTGCCAAATTTAAAGAGCACACCAAAGGAACATTGAAGTGATTAGACAAATGTCCACCGGGCATGTATACCGGCCAGTCGTACGCGTGCACCAAATCTGGTTTTGGCATACCCAATGATGTGACAAAGAAATTAATTTGATGTGCCAAATTGAAAACCAAAGGGTTTATATTTCCACCGTTTGTTGGAACAAAACTCGGAAAAATTTGTTTGGTATTTGGAAATTCAAAACCAGAAGAAAGATGGGGAAAGCAAATGGTGTGTAATTCAAATTCGGAACTCAATTCATCGTGTAAGGCTAAATATTGATAGCCTAATCCTCCCATAGGTTTTTCCAATCTATCTGGAATTAAACTTAAAATTCTTTTTTTCATTCTTCCATTTGAACTTTTATGAATTTGAAAAATAAAAATTTCAAAAGAGGGATGAAATAATTACCCAATTTCAAAATAAAAGAATTTGCTATGGAAAATCAAATTAAATTAAGTTCAGAAGAACTAGAAAAGGTTCAATCTCTAAGAAACGAGGCTCGTGAAAACGTTGACAAAATAGGTCGCATGAACATCCAACATCATTTTCTGACCGAGGAAATCAGATTTGTTGAAGAACAACTTCAGTCTTTATATGGAGAAACGTCGGATATCAAAAAAAGAGAACAAGAATTGGTGAACAATATTGTATCTAAATACGGTGAAGGGCAATTGGATTTCAACACCGGAATTTATTCCCAAAACCAAGATGAAAAGCCCAACTGATACCCTGCGAAGAACAAAATATCACCTTCATAGAATTTTAAGTTCTGTTGAAAATTCTATCCTCGAAGAATCTGGAAATAAACCCAGAATTCTTTTTGTTGCTCCGCACCTTTCAACTGGGGGGATGCCTCAGTATCTTTATAAGTGCATCGAGAAACTTTTGCCAGAAGGAGAAATCTATTGTGTAGAATACAATAACCTATCGGACGAATTTGTAGTTCAAAGACAAAGAATACAAAATTTATTGGGGGAAAATTATTTTAGAATAGACACAGAAGACAAAAGTGAATTTCTAGAAATTGTGGAAAGGGTTTGCCCAGACGTCATCCACTTCCAAGACTTTGTGGAATTCTTCGTTGGTGATGATATTTGTCGAAAAATATTCTCCCCAGACAGACCTTGGTTTATTTTTGAAACGTGTCACTCTTCAAATGTTAAAATTTTGGACAAATTCTGGGCTCCTGATAAATTGGTGATGGTAAATAAATGGATGACCGAAGTTTTTAAAAGTTCTGGTTTCGAATTGGATATCTTGGAATATCCCATAGAAGATTTTATCGGGATTGGAAAAGAAAGTGCCAGGGAACAACTTGGTTTAGACCCAAACAAAAAACATGTTATTAACATCGGTCTTTTCACCCCAGGTAAAAATCAAGGGGAACTCATGGAATACGCCAGACTACTAGAAAATGAACAAATAGAATTTCATTTCATTGGTAATTTGGCGGGTAACTTTCAAGAATATTGGGAGCCTCTGATGAAGAATGTTCCAAGAAATTGCAGAATTTGGGGGGAAAGACACGATACTGACCTATTTTATGAAGCATCCGATTTGTTTGTTTTCTCCTCGATTTGGGAATTGAACCCGATTGTTATAAAGGAATCTCTTTCTTGGAATTTACCCATACTAATGAGGAGATTGCCTTCTTACATGGACGACTACGACGAAACCCCCTTAGTTCATTTTTATTCAAACCAAGAGCCTGTGACTGATCATGAATACAATGTTGAACTAATTCGAAAAATTTTGAATTTACCATCATGAAAAAAAGTGGGATAGAAATTTACAGAAATATCAACAAAAATAAAAACGTACACGTTCCTGAACAAATCCAATTTCAATTTTCTTATGATTATTCTCCAAAAATAGATTTGAAGGGAAATGATCCAAAGAGTGAAAGAAATATAAAATTCATTGATCCAACCACTTCGGAGTGTGTCCACGAAAGTACTTTGAAGCCTGGTCATTTTACCTCCCTTTTTCGAAGATGGTTTACCCCCTGGTTAGTGGAAGGTTATGATCGTGAAAATAAGGTTTGGTCTTTAGATTTCGAGTCTACTTTGTTTGGGGGAAAAATTTTGATATCAATAGATTCTTCTTCATTAGGAGACACAATTGCATGGTTACCTGTGATTGATCAACTAAGAAAAAAATACAAGGCACAATTAATCGTTACAACATTTTGGAATGAAATTATGTCACACTTTTTCCCCCAAATTAAATTTTCACCCCCTGGATTTAGGGATCCAGCTGCCAATGTGGTGTTTGGGGTAGGATGGTATGAAGAAGACGATAGGAACATACACCGGCGTGATCCGAGATCAATTTCTTTGCAACAAGTTGCAGGTGACTTAATTGGTGTCGAAGTAAATTCGGATATTTTACCTTCTCAAATTCCGGGATGGCTGGAGACAACTAAATCGAGGTTTGAAGGAAAATATGTTTGTATTGCCACCGAGTCCACGGCAAATGCAAAACATTGGCACTATCCAGGAGGTTGGCAAACTTTGGTTGATCATCTCGAATCAATTGGATATGAAGTGGTGGTGATTCACAGCCAACAAAATACTTTGGATGGAGTTGTTGATAAAACCGGAACTATAGACATGACCGACCGAATGATAGATTTATATCATGCAGATTTTTTCGTCGGTATTGGATCCGGTTTATCTTGGCTGGCTTGGGCTTTGAGAAAACCAGTGGTAATGATTTCTGGATTTTCTTCTCCCCATTGTGAATTTTCTCATTTGAATTATAGAGTAATTAATTTCGATGTGTGCCATGGGTGTTTCAACGACGTTAGACACAAATTCGATCGTGGAGATTGGAATTGGTGTCCTAGACTCAAGAACACAGAAAGAATGTTTGAGTGTACAACACAAATCACCCCCGATATGGTAATTTCAAAAATCCAAAATTTAATGTCCGAACAGAAATTGTAACCTCTGTTAGATATTTGGTGATATATACAAGAAAAGCCCTCCTTTTCGAAGTAATCGCCTTACATGTCAGCCATTCCCCCTAACAAAGCTATCTTTACTGGACTTCCCGTATATAATGGGAATGGTCAACAGAGAAATTTATCGGATCCTAGATATAGATATCAGGACGATTTACCTAATACTGCCAAGGTTCAAGAGACAAGCACGGATAATCTTTACGGAACAACCGGTGCTGCTTTGGCCAGAGCAATTCAAATAGGTTGCAATGGTTATCATACGGTTTTGGCTTCAAACGGAACGTATTATTATGCTCCTTGTCAATCGCAGGAATGGCTAATTGAAAGGTTGACCCAGTTAGACTCTGCCCTGAATTTTACCTATATAGGAAACTACAGAGTTCTAAGTTATGATCAACCTTTTTATTATGTTAGTTCTTTCAATGGATGGATTATTGATTCAGCTTCATCTTTAGAGGGATATAGTGTGAATTTAAATTCCGTATCGAACGCAAATGTCTCCAATGGTATTGCAATTGATTTTAGATATTCCGTCGATGGTGAAACTTGGTCTCTTTGGGTAAATATGGGGTTTGCAACAACGGGATTACAAAATTCTTATGAGTCAGGTGAAGGAGCAGAAGTGTTTACGATACAATTGGATCCAAGCAAGCCATTTTACCCCGAGTTTAGATTCACGTCCGTTGTCGTAAATCCGGACGGGAGTATAGCCTATCAATCAGAAGAACCAATCAGTCCAAATGTAGTCATTGTTAATTTCGATTTGAATTTAACTTATGATGCTAATGTGCCGACTGGCCCTGATAATTTAGTTATTAGAAACCCAGTTCCTCAATGTTCTCCTGAACAATCAAATCGCCCTGTGGTATTTAACGAGTGTGGACCTTTCACATTCAATCCTTATAACATCAATAAGGCAATCAATCTTTACAAGGATCTAAGTTTGATTGTCAACAAAATGTTTGGATTTGAAACCAATTACTATTCTGTTCAACCTCAGTCCAGATCAAAAGACGTGGTACTCAAAGAATGGACTTTGTATGACGTGGTGGAAGAAAGATGCGTTAAAGTGCTGGTTCCGCAAAACCAATTTCCTGACAATAAACCCAACTATGACCCGTTTGGCATTTCTTTCGAAGAGCCATTCGAAATACACATTGACAAGGTATATTTTGAAAGTCTTTTTGGTCGTGGTTCACAACCCCGTAAAAGGGATATCCTTTATTTTCCTCTCACCAATAGAATTTATGAAATCAATTCTACCTATTTGTTCAGAGACTTCATGTATTCCCCGATTTATTTCAAAATTGAATTGAAAAAATATAATCCGAAATCTAACACTTACTTCAGAGATCCTGCCTACAAAGAAGAACTAGACGGAATAGCTTTAAATTCTCAAAAATTGTTTGGTGCGGAAACCGAGGCTCAGGAGGAATTAATCACCAAACCCCAGCAATACGAAACGACCACGATCGACCGAGGGAACGACCCCACCCGATCGTACGTGTACGAAAAACTTCCCATTGTAAGTTACGATTTGAACAACAACTGGACTATTGTGTTTAACAATTATTATGATTTATATGATGCTTTCCAATCTAATCCAGAATTTGTATTTGAACCGAATAAATATAGAAATGGGGTGAGATATTTAACTACCCCTAAATTAGATTCTGATGGAGAAATAGCTTTTACATGCTGGTTTTCAATTAAAAATTATGTAAACGAAAATTCTCTAACTAAAAAACCTTATCCCCCTGTCCCGATGGCTCAGGAAACGGTAACCCCAACAAGAATTGTTTACAACACTACTCCTTATAAACATGGACTTTCTCCGTGGCTTGGCTATGCTGAAAATCCAGATGGATATGTTGCAATAAAATCAGATTTAAATCACTCCGGTGGATTTCAGGTGGCTTCTGTGATTGACCAATTCAAATTTTCCGTCGTCAATCCTAATTTACCTTTTTCATTAGATACCCCTACCCTTAAGATGCAAAAAGCACAGGCTAGAAATTTGATTGCAGGAGATTATTTGGACCCAAATGATGGACCACAAGGTCTTAGAGTAGATTTAATTTATTCTGGTTCACAAGAATACAACAACACGAATTTTCTTCAGGAGGGCAGCATTCAAATAAATTTGAATGATTTTGTTTTCAATTCGAAGCTACAATTCATACCAGAAATAGGGGAATGGTATGGATTGGTTGTAAATATTTCTAATAAATATCACCAGATGGGTGTCAATATGTGGAAGATGAGTTACGATGTGAATAACCCACAGGAACAATCTTCTAATCTAATCCCGGTCCATGAAGATTTTAGAACTTTGTCCCAAACATATACTTTCGACTTACCTAAAGATATTGTTACTAATCCAGCCAACCCCCTATATGGAACAGACAACAATGCCTATAGGATATATACTTCGCCCGTTTTGCTTTCCAATATTCGAATTTTCAAATCGATGATAGATATAAACAAACAATCGATTGTGTTGAACCAAAACATCGTGAGGGATGCACAACTGGCTCACATAATCGACAACGCCAAACCAACTTTGGCAATTCCTAAAATTCCCAGAAAGGGTTAAAAAAATGAGTTATGCCAAGACGTAAACCAAAGCCAGAGAAGGTTGTCCAGGAGAGAATCAAGGCAAATTTAGATTCCATTCTAATGGAAGAAAATTTGGAAATTGAATCGTTGACTGTAGACAACCTTCCCCGTATGAAAACTACAGAGGTTATGGATTTTCAGGTTCAAATCCAGTCTACCGGTACAGACTCTAGGGATCTGCTAGAGTCATTGGTTAAATTTTATGTGGATCAAAATCTAATTGATGAATCAGAATTCCTTGAATACAAGAAGAAAATAGATGCCATGAACGTTGGATCGATGATGCTTCAAATAAAAACTGCACAACACGCCATCACAAAATTGGTAGAAGAAATTGATTTAGGAAGTGCTTCTGCTCGAATGTTCGAGGTTCTTGCACAATTACAGGGACAAATTATGCAAATGTCCAAGGATCACCAGACCTATCTCGAAAAGACGGAAGCCAGCTACAAGAATATAAGAAAAGAATTGGAGATGAAAGCTTCATCGGGTTATGTTCCCATGCAACAAAATCAAGGTTCGGATACTTCTTTTTCTCCCAGTCCCCCTCCACCTGCCCAAGGAATAAACTCTGCATTGAAGGTTAGAGGAACTAAAAGTCTAATGGAAGGACTCAGAGACATTTTGGGTGCTGAAATTCAGGATGTGAAAGTCGAAGAAGTGAATGAAAATGCGGTGGTTAATGCCAGACAAAAAGCAAGTCAAGATGCCTCTAAAAATATAAGTCCCGAAAGCGAAGGAACTTTCGAAATCGACGATGATTTATTCCAATGAGCAAACATGAAGATGACCCCCTAGATTCCAATTATTGGTCTACCAAAAGGGTAGACGACCTTATGAGGAAGGTTGAGGATGAAGGTTTAGATTACAAATCTGTTGATAATCCATTTCACGAAGGTGACCCTTCTTTAAAAAGATCAAATTTGCTTTGGGAGTATACACCAGAGGAATTACAAGAAATGCAAAAATGTGCCTTAGATGTGGTACACTTTGCCCAGTACTGTCAGGTTATGACCGATGATGGTCTCCAATACATCACATTACGAGATTACCAAGAATCTGTATTGAGAGAATATCAAAATAATCGTTTTAATATTTTTCTTGCACCCCGTCAAGTTGGAAAATCCATCACTTCATCAATTATTTTGGTGTGGTATTTGCTTTTCAATCACGATAAAAACGCAATGATTTTGGCTAACGTTGGATCAACTGCCGAAGAACTCATGGATAAAATCAAGGCTATTGTGAAAGGTTTGCCTTGGTTTTTGAAGCCAGGTATGATTGTGAACAACGTTATGTCCATGAAATTCGATAACGGATGTAGGGCTATAGCCAAAACCACAACGAAAACAACCGCGATTGGTTTTACAATTCACTTTTTGTACATGGATGAGTTTGCACACATTCATCCGAATTTTATTGAGTCTTTCTTCCGCTCTTCTTATCCCACTGTTTCATCATCTAAGGTCTCGAGGATTATCATTACTTCTACCCCAAATGGAATGAATAAATTTTATGACATTTATCAAGGAGCACTGACAGGAGAAAATTCATTCAATCCTGTTCGAGTTGATTGGTGGCAAGTTCCAGGTAGAGACGAAGAATGGAAAAAACAGGAAATCGCCAATCTTGGCAGCGAAGAGCTTTTCAATCAGGAATACGGAAACCAATTTCTAAGTTCAACCTCCTTGTTGCTCGGATCGAATGAGCTGAAGAAAATAAAATCAAATGAATCTGAATATGAGTGGAGAGAAATAGATGTTCTAAGTGATCTAGGAATTTTCTATGAAAATTTTAGATGGCATCCAAAATTTTCTTTAGATTCGGCATCTTTAGATGATAAAAATTTTGTTTTATCTGTCGATCTTGCAGGAGGGGGCAGAGGAGATTTTACGGTTATCAATATTTTTAGAGTTGTTCCTTTACCCAAAAAATTAATTGAAAGCATAGATGATTTCAAGGACGAAGGTGATTTTTTTAGTTTACTCCAGGTTGGGGTTTTCAGAGACAATGGTATTCAAATTGAAGATATTAAAAAAATGATTGAGGCCTTGATTTTAAATATATTCAATAAAGAAAGATTGACTGTTTTACTCGAAATGAATTTTAGAGGGGAGCTCCTATTAGACAAATTGATTTCCAACGATGAGATTTCTCTGGATATGTTTTTACACACCAAACACACGGAGTCTGCACGAACTGCAAAACCTGGCATCAAGTACAACGAAAAAAACAAAATGAAGTACTGTGAAATGTTGAGGGCATCGTTCAGACAAAACAGAGTCATTATCAACGAAAAAGCATGGACAATTCCAGAAATTTTTTCTTTTGGATTAAACAATAGCGGAACATATTCATCACAATCTGGACACGACGATGTCGCCATGACTTTGGTGAATTTGTCTGCACTTTTTGAAACAACAGCTTTCTACGATTTGATTGGGGATCTCTACGATCGAATGGACGAGGACTATAGAAAATTGATTGAAACCAAATTAAATGACAAGGAAACCGACGGAAAAACTAAAGAAGGAAGCTTCTATGATTCATTTAGCAAGCTAATGTCATAATTGATTAAAGATATATAGGATGGAACCCTAGTAATATCCTCATTTGTGGTAATTCATTTTGATATATACTAGGAAAAAATATCTTTAAAACGATAATGGCTAAGAAAATCAAACTCGATTTATCACAATTCAAAGCTTCCGGCGTTTATACGTTGGAATTTGATGCCTCTGAAAACATCATTCTAACCTCCCAAACAATTCGTCTGGTGGTTGGTTTTTCGAATAAGGGTCCTTTCAATGCTCCGGTTTATATCCCAGACGTCACAACTGCAGTTGCAATTTTTGGTGACATTGATAAAAATCTAGAATCACAGGGATCGTATTTTCAGAGATCAATTTTAACCTGTCTTTCAACAGGACCAGTTTTTGCCTTGAATTTGCTTCGACTCAACAACGATGTTGATTCACCAACTGCAGACAAAGTAGACTATTTTGGTTTCTCTGTTGCTACCGATGAGCCCAATGGAGTTCTAACTTCCCGTTTGTACTCGTCTTTTTACAACAAAGAAAGATTTTGGTTTGCCGATGTCGATTATTTTCTCGCCACAATGTCTGTGGTGGATCAGGGAAGAATTTTCAATTTGGTGAATTTAGGACAACAGTCTATGTCTGTCATTGTTAGAAAATCCACTGATGCTACACCCCCTCTTCAGGGATACGACGTATTCGCGATTGATTGGTATGGTGCAAATAATGTACCCAGTTATGTACACCCATATGACTACATTTCCGATTGGTTTATTGATATTATTGCGGTTTCGGGGGATTGGACGGATTACCAGGCTCTATCTAAAGATCCAGAATGGTCTGCTTTCTTCACCCCAAATGGATTCATAAAAAGTCAAATCAATAATTTTCTGAGCCAACAAAACGTGAACATCGTCACCCAAATAACTGGGTGTTTGATTGTTGATTTTGTCGATCTAAACGGTAACAATCAATTCATTGAAACTCTGGTTAACAACAACACTCCTTCCTCTGGACTATTTTGTGCAGTAGATGCAGAAGGATTGGAATATCTATGCCAGAATAGATTCAAAGTAGATTTGGTCGGTAACTTTTTGATCGATGAGCTCACTTCAGATAGAGACCTTCAAGATCCTACTTTGAATTTTTTAAGTTACGATCAACAGTTGATTCAGGATTATCTTTATACGCAAAATTCGATCGGAATAACTGGAGCATCGGGGGTAACGGGAGGAACAGCGGGTGTTGATTATAACCAATTAAATGTTGGAACTTTGTTCAATCTAGGCGGTCCGACCGGACCCACTGCTGGAGTTCCCGCATCCGCATTGGAACCCTATAACCCAAGTTTAACATTTGGTGGTCTTCATTATCTCCGTACCAATTCTGGTGTTACTGGGGGTGCAGTTGTAAATGTTTATATTACCAACGGCGGTTCTGGTTACATAAGTGCACCAACGGTATCTTTCTCCGGGTCTGGAACTGGTGCTGCTGCCACTGCGGTCTTAACCTCGGGTGCTGTATCTAGCATTGTTTTAATAGATGGTGGATCTGGATATACGTCCAACCCATCAGTATCCATCTCGGGGGGTGGAGGTGGTACGGGAGCAGCGGCTTCTGCAGATATCTTAACTGAACCTTCTCTTACCTCTGCAGAAAAATTGAGGCTGAAGGATTTTGTTACCCCCACTTCTTCATACAGCCCATTCATTGTTGGAACAGTTACAATTCCAGCGGGAGCTTCGGGAAATATCATAAATCAATTTACAACCGGTGATTTAGTAAAACTAAAAATCTCCGGTGTTAGAGAAATTGCCGGAAATTTGACCATTACATTTACTCATCCTTTGGATTCACCAGTTTATGCTTCACAGGGAATTGAAGTAAGACCAACTTCATTTACCGAAAGTACTTCTAGTGTAGTTGCTGGATATTATCAACAATTCGGTGCTTCCGATTATTTAGACATTGTTAATGTTGCTTCAATAACAGGTGGGACAGCTAGTTCTAATGCTCTAACTGGTCAAATTTCTACCAGATTATATCAAAATATTTTATACCGAGAAATAGAAGACGGGGACACAGTTTGGCTGGACGAAGACGGAACAGACATTTTATATCTGGACACACAGAATACGGTCGACAGAGACCAATTTAATGTTTCTTTTGTCAGAGCTTTTAATAATATTGCTAGACAAAGCCCATCTGATCTGGTTGCCTATCCACCTTTTGGAGATGTTTATGCCTCTGATAATATCGGATTCCCCGTTGGGTCAAACCAGACGGACATTGTTTCGAGTGTTGCATCTATCAACCAATTCTTAGATGTATTGGGCACAACTGGTCCAAACAGTTTTACGTTCGTTCCTGATCAGATTAACAATAAAATAATTTCCGTGGGAGATTATTTAGTTTCCACTGACCTAGAATTGTGTGAAACCGTAGGAGCCAACAGACAATCTAGATTGACTAAAGTAACCGCAGTGGCACGAACCACTACTTCTGGAGTTGTTAGAGTTGTTTGCGCTAGGCCTATTTTCTTTTATTCTGGATCCCCAATTCAAGTTCAAAAGTTTAAATCAATTCCCCAATTCACCAGATCATTCGATTTCATTTATTTGGGTGGTTACACAATGAGAGATGCTCAAAGACCTAATGGAACAGATTTGAGAGTGGATGAAATTTTAAACGTTTTGTATGACACAAATTTGGCTGCAACCTTGGCTACTAAGGACGTTATTTCATTCCGTTATATCGTAGATACTTTCAGCGGAACGATTCAACCGAATTCTAAATACCAACTTTCAAAGCTTGCTATGATGAGACAGAAGGCTTTGGCATTTATCAATGCTCCTTCTATGGCTCAGTTTAGAGCCAGCACGGATCCAAGATTTACTAATGCTCCAACAGCTGTAGATCCGTTCCCTCCCCTAGAAGCACAATACATTGCAGAGGGTGGAAATTTATCTTTGAATCCAGCTTACACATTCAGCCTTCCTACCCAAGATTTGGGAGCTTCTTTTGCTGGTTATTTCACTCCTTATATTACTGTTAGGGAAAATAACAGAAACGCGAATGTTCCACCAGCTGCTTATGTCTCTAACAATTTCGTAAGAAAATTCGCAAACGGAGAACCCTACAACATCATAGCAGGTCAAAAAAGAGGTACGATTTCCGGAGGTAATATCGTCGGAGTTGAATATGATTTCACCAACGAAGATCGCGGATGGCTAGAACCCTTTGGATTGAATCCTATTATTAAGAAAAGAGGTTTTGGTGTAGTTATCTTTGGTAATCAAACTGCTTACCAGACTGTTAATTCCGCCTTTGGGTTGCTTCACGTCAGAGATTTATTGATTAGTCTGGAGAATGACGTGGAAGAAATACTATCAAACTATTTGTTCGATTTCAACGAGGATTCTATCCGTCTTGAAATCAAAACTCTGGTCGATACCTATTTAGATGGAGTGAGAGCAGGTGGAGGTATTTATGCCTATCAAGTAATTATGGACGCATCAAACAATCCTCCTTCTGTTATCGACATGAATATGGGTATTATTGATATCATCATAGAGCCTGCTCGAGGAATTCAGAAATTCATCAATAGAATCACGGTTACTAAAACTGGTGGTATTGCATCTGGTGGTTTCATCAACTTTGTATAACATATTTTGTGAATTTTAGAAGGTAAGATAAATAAAAAAAAGAAAAACAATTAATGGCCGGTTTACCACATTACCAAAATTCATTGTATTCGATCAATAAATACGAACCAGTTTATCTCAATCAATTTGAGGTAACGGTAATTCCCCCTGCAGCTGTTCTAGGGGGTCAAATTTTGTTACAACAGGTTATGAGTGTACAAGGAATGGACGTGGATAAAAACCCATCTTTTATTTTTCAGAAATACAAGTTTGCCAAAAGAAACTATGCGGGGGGTAAACCAGATAAAACCAGTTTGGATTTGAGCGTGAAATTTACGGTTAATTTGAATGACGATAATTCGATGTACACGTTTAAAACCCTAAGACAGTGGACCGATTTGATTTACAATCCACTCACGGGAGCTATGGGGATCAAAAGGGATTACACTGGAACGGTTATCATTTCTATTTTCAACAAAAACGGAGATGTTTTCAGGAGAATTACCTGCAAAGACTGTTTCCCTATGAAAGCTATTGATCCGATGGAGTTGGATTATGTGAATGGAACTACTTTGTATGAAATCACCATGACATGGGCGGTTGATTATTGGGATGATCTATTTACTTAAAAATTAAAAAAATAAATGGCAGGTTTACCACACTTCAATAATTCTCTAGCGGCTCGCAACAACTTCGAACCAGTTTTTCTTAACCAATTCGAAGTTCTGATTACACCTCCGGCAGGAGTGACATTAGGTAATGTGAGATTCAATGGGGAATCTATTATGACGCAGCAGGTCAAAAGCGTAACCGGATCTCTTGCAGTTGATATTCAACCTGCTGCCCCAGTAACTCAGTATTATAAATTTGCCGAAAGAAGATATGCAGGTGGTGAACCTTCAACTTCCGATGTTCAATTTTCGATTTCTTTTGAGGTGAACTTAAACGAGAATAATTCAATGACCATTTTTAAAATCTTGCGTCAATGGTCAGATCTGATTTACAATCCTCTGACTGGTGCTATGGGATTGAAAAAAGATTACACTGGACAAATTGTTGTTTCAATCTACAACAAACAAGGCGATGTTTTTCGCAGATTAACTTTAAACAACTGCTTTTTGATCGAACCTTTGACCACAATGGCATTAAGTTATGATTCTGGGGATGCTTTATACATTCTAGATACTACCTGGAAATCTGATTACTGGCAAGACCAATTCCTATAATTTTAGTTTTTTTTCTGTCACACATATATAAGGAGCACATTTATGTGTGACCTAATTTGAATTATATGGATCCAAAAAATTTATCACCAGAAAAAATTTTACAAGAAAAAGAAAAACTTGGCGGAATTTCTTTTGATGATGGCGTAGCCGATCTAAACCCAATCAATCCTTTAGAGGAAAGGGCAGAGAAAGAAGCCAATGCCTTATTCCAACAGGCACAAGAAAAAACCGAAGGCCCATCTCAGACGAGATTGGCTGAGCAAATAAAATCTGAGCCTATTCTCACCACAAGTCCAGAAAATTCCATCCCAAGGGATTTCGGACCTTCTGATTTGGGTTGGAAAAATTTACCTCCTTCACTTCTTCCCTCTGGCGGACTATTTTACCCGGAAGGAGTTCAGATCGCTATACGTCCTGCAGAGGTAAAGGAAATAAGACACTTTTCAACCATCGATGAAACAGATATGCTCGACATTGATGCCAAATTAAATTTGATTCTCGAAAGATGCTGTGTAATCAAGTTTCCACAATACGGAGTTGTGTCCTACAAAGAAATTAAACAGGAGGATCGCTTTTTTATCCTTATGACGATCAGAGATTTAACCTTTGTACGGGGAGAAAATATGATTGTTTTAAAACCTAAAACTAATTGTGTAACTGGGGATTGTCCGTTTCAAAATGGTGTTGAGCTAAGGACTGGGGTTTTATCCAAATATGCTATAGACGAGAAATTGATGTCCTATTATTCCAAATCGGATAGAAAGTTCGTTCTGAATATTTCAAAGTTATCTAGAACCATCAAATTAACAGTTCCTTCAATAGGTGTTGTAGATGCAATCTCTACTTATGTTCGAAATAGGATTAGAAAGGGGATGGATGTAGACGAAAGTTTCATCAAAATAGCACCGCATCTCTACGAAGATTGGAGAGGTTTAGATGAAAACCGATTGGCCGAACTTGAAGAGGCATCAAATTCTTGGTCCAAGGAGGAATTTTCTATTTTATTTCAAGTAGCAGACTTACTTAAGATAGGTACGAAGTTGGAGGTGAATTTACCTTGTTCTAAGTGCGGTGCTCAGGAGGTCACCGCCCCAATTTCCTTTCCCGGAGGGATCAGATCTCTTTTCGTTATTTCAGATATCTTTGGAGAACTACTTTGATTTGAAGTTTCGCCTTTGGAACGAACACAAATTAGATCCGGAATGGATAGAAAAAATTCCATATTACGAGTTCCAAATTTGGTTGGATAAAATTAACAAGTCTGTAGAAAAACAAAACAAAGAAAATATGGAGGATTCTGGCCAATCTGAGGTTTTTAATTTTTCGAAATGATTTCCATTTTGCAACAATTAGATATATAAATTAGTTTTATTATGGCACAGGACACAGCTAGCATTTTGAAGGAGCTATCTTCTCTTTCCAACAATTTAGATTCTTTAGCTCGGGAGCTCAAAGAACAAAATAAAATTTCTGCAGAAACCAACAAAAATACGAACCAACTTGTCAATGAATTAAAGCAGGAAAACAAATCTGGGTCACAAAATTCCACCGAAGAAAAGGAAGATCCAAAAAAGTTTGAAAAAATGGTTGGATCTTTCTCTAAAGAATTAGAAAAAACTTTAGGGAAGCAGGCAGAGAAAAATTCGAAGACAGCAAATTCTAATAAATCCGATGGCGTAGGTTCTAAATCTAACGTATCTGATTTATTGAAAGAAATGAAAGAATCCATCGCAAAAAATCAGACGAAGCCAGCAGAAGTGAAACCAAATATTCCAAATTTGGATTTGACTAAAATTTTAGGTTTGGGTAATTTAGGTTTGGATAAGTTAGGTTTGGATAAGTTAGGTTTGGGTAATTTAGGTTTGGATAAGTTAGGTTTGGATAAGTTAGGTTTGGATAAGTTAGGTTTGGATAAGTTACCCAAACTAAAAGACGGAGGACAAATTGAAAAGGATGGGATGGCTATTGTAGGCGAAGCAGGACCAGAAATTGTAAAGTTGAAAAAAGACCAGAAAGTTATCAATCAAGATGAACTTTATAAATCCGCTCTAGAAGAAATGGAGGAAGACAGAAAAAGACGAGCTAATCCAGAAAAACAGGATTTGTCTGTGGTTGCCCCTCAGCAAAGATTGGCAGACATAAAAAAAACAAAACAAAAAGAAATAAACACAGCAAAATCCCAAATAAATGAAGTTTCGTCTGAAAAAAATTCTAATTTTCTGCAGGATATTGTTACCCAAATGCCTACACTAGAAGGGTTCATAGAAAATAAATTTGGTGTTAAAGTCCCAAAAGCTGCTATTCAAAAAGAAAGAGAAGATCTTTTGAAATCCGATCTAGATTACTACACCAAATATCCAGAAGATCTTCAAGAGGACCTAGATTATTTTATAGAGTCCTATAATGAAGCACCCGAACCAACCGAAACCCAACCAATCTCTGTTTTATCATCTCTCACACAGAAAGAACAAGGGCAAAAAATACCTACACAGAAAGAACAAGGGCAAAAAATACCAGGGCTTACGGACGGAATGAAACCAGAAACAGATTCAAAAATTAAATCTAAAAAAGAAAATAAGAAAAATCAAGAATCTGTAATTTCCCCGACTAAGCCTAAACTTTTGGAATCATTAAAGGCCAAGGGAAAAGAATTTGGTTCAAAATTCAAGGAAAATTTGACTAAAGGAATCAAAGATTACCAACAATCTTTATCCCAAAAAACTCCAGAAAGTGGGGACCCAACGATGGATTATTTTTCCAAACAAGCGGGAAACTTAGTTGAAAAATTGGATTCATCCAAACTAAATAAAGAAACTCCAACTTTAAAAAAGTCAGACGAAAAAAGTCCATCCGCATCTTCACCCCAACAAGCTGAACCATCACCAAGCACATCAACCCCCGATAAAGTAGAAAACACACCCCCACAAGCTCCAACAAAAACAAATAAAACCCCTAAAGGAACAAAAGAAGGCGAAACTTTATCCTCTTCAGACATTAAAGAGATAAAAGGACTTTTGGCAGGAATTTATAAATCTTTATCGGGTCCTTTAAGGATAGCAAATGACACGCCATTCAGACCAAGTTCTAATATAATTTGAAAAATCAGGTTAAATTTTTATTTGTCAAAGAAGTTGGCTATATTTGAACTTTTCAAACCGAATTCCTTATGAGCACCAATAAATTTAAATTCAAAGAAATACCTGTGGATGAGTTTTTTCAGGATTTGGGCTCATATGAAGAATTTTCCTGGGTGGCAAAACCTAACCTGAGAAATGTTTTTATTTTTAGTGAAATTGAAAATTTAAAAGACGAAACCTTTTATAAACCAAAAGATATTAAAACTGATCCTGTATATTTGGCCATGGCTGAAATCTGGGCACAAAATTCACATTGCAGAAGAATGAAGGTAGGTAGTCTAATTGTAAAAGATAAATCAATTATATCCGATGGTTATAATGGATCTCCTACGGGATTTCCAAATGAGTGCGAAGATGAAAATTTTGTGACTTTGAGCTATGTGCTACATGCCGAAGCTAATGCAATCACCAAACTTGCCAAGAGCACACAAAGTTCAGAAGGATCAACTATGTATGTAACCGTTTCTCCTTGTTTTGAATGTTCTAAATTGATCATTCAATCGGGAATCAAAAAAGTAGTTTTCGGCAAGGTCTACAGAAAACCTGAGCCCCTGTCTTTCTTATTGGAGGCAGGTTTAGAAATTGTAAAATTGGGAAAAAAAATCTAGGGAACAAAAAAATGGCAAAGGAGAAAAACATTCAGGTATTAGCAGAAAATTTTATTCAAGGTAAAGACGATATGTCTTTTAAATTTTTATTTGAAAGGTTAAAACCGGGGGTCTTGAACCACTGTTTCACCATCCTCAACGACATGGAATTAGCAGAGGATGCTTTTTTAAATTCTATGTCCAAGGTCTGGCAAAAAATAGATCAATATGATGCGGAGAAGGGAAATTTTTCAACTTGGTGCTACAATATAGCCAAAAACGAATCTTTACTTTTACAAAAAAGTAGAAAAAGGCTCGTAACAAAAACCACAGAAGAAATCGAATTGGATTCAACCAAGATGGACTCAGACTCAGTGGTTTATTCGGTGGAAGAAGATCCTATCTGGAGTTTCCTATCAGGCGGATCTGATATTGATGAAGTTTATGAGCAGGTTGTAGATGAAATTAGAGATCTCCCGGAACTTTATAGGGATATCATGATTGATAGAGAGATCTATGGTATGAAGTACAAGGACATAGCTGACAAGTATGGAATTAAGAAAAGGTCCATCGCTACAAGAATAAGAAGGGCCAGAACAAAAATTCGTAAGAAAATCGAGACCTTGACGAAAAAAAATTCAAAAAAATGATTGACTTTTTAGGTAGAATCATAGTTACCCTTCGATTATGGGATGTTCTCAAGGACCTGAAATTATATTCAGATTATCTCACGATTATTAAAAAAGAGTCATTGAGTTCTCCTCAGTGGAGCAAACTAAGATTGAGAAAAGATTGGTTTGGTAGAATTTACACGGTGGTAAATCTTCCGCCAGAGGTAACACAATCCAGAGATTTCCCCGACGATGCCAGGCCAGCTTTTGTTTTCGAAGAAATCAGACCTATCAACGAATACCTAACCCGCCTTAATTTGCACGAAATAATTGCTCCTTGGTTGCAGCCTATCAAAGAAACTGGCGGTGATTCATTTTTGGTTATTTATTATTTTGTATATAGGGAATTGAGTTGGATTTGGTTGCTAAGATTCTGTTTAGAAATGGTAGCTCTTGGTTATGTGATTAGGAATTGGGAACAGATCATGCAATTTGTAAATTCATTCATATCGTGGTAAATTGGGAAGAAGTATTAAATGAATATCAAAAAAAATTGGATTTTTTCAAAGATCCATATTTTATTTTTGAAGAAAACAGCCACTCCTATTCTTACCGAGGGATAACATACGATTCAGTAACAACTTTTCTAAGGAGATTCAAAATTCCCTTCGATCGTGATTATTGGATCAAAAGAAAAGCTTCAGAAGCAGGTGTTGATCCTTCTGTAATAGAAAATGATTGGACACAAAAAGCAGTTACTGCAGCTTCACTTGGAACCCGTGTTCACAAATGGATCGAAGATTTTTGGTCTGGCGATAATCCAGAAATGCCTGAGAAAGAAGAGGATATCCGGAGAGTTCAGTCTTTTCTGAATTTATACGAATCAAGATTGAAAAAATTGAAGCCTTTGAAATCAGAGCTAAAAATTTTTTCTAAAAAATGGAAATTGGCTGGAACTATCGACCAACCTTTTTTAATGTGGGACGAGAAACAAAACAAGCTTTTGTTTCTTATCGGTGACTGGAAAACCAACAAAGAGTTCAAGGATGACCACCACCCTAAAGGAAGATACAAAAAACTTCTTCATCCATTTGTTGATTTATACGAAAATTCACACAACGAGTATTCGATTCAAATTAGCTTGTACCGTTTGATTTTAGAGGAAGAACTGGGGATAGAAACTCATGGAGGTTTTTTAGTTCACATTGGACCGGAATCCGATGCCAAAATTTACCCAGTAAAAGATCTGAGGGAAAGGCTAAAAATTTATTTACAACAAAATCGGGAAGATTTCGATGTTTTTAAGGTCTAATTGTTGAAACAAATTTAGAATCTCATGTAAGATCAATAAAAAATTTTATCATGGGAAAAAAGATTTCAACAAAAAATTCGGAAGTTGTCACTCAGGTTCTTCCAGTTAATTCAAACGATTTTGAAGGATTAGATGTTCCATTCCAATTGGATCAAAAAAGAATACAAGAATGTGAAAAAAGATTACAGGAAGCAAAAGAAAAATTTTCCAGTAAATTGTATGCAATCAAATTCGAAAAATCGGAACACATTCAGATTTTCTATAATTACATGTTGGAAGAAGCCGAATGGAAAGAAAGAGAAGCGGTTGGAATTATCGAAATTAATAAATTGATTACAAAATTTAAGAAGGAAAAGATAAAAGAAAATACCTTATTCATTGAGGCAACCCCTTTGGATGCTATTTATTATTTCCTATCTAAAAAAACAGGAAAAGGTTTGAAAGATGCCGAAAATTTTGTTTCTGTTCTTAGACCCTTCGGAATTGGATTAGAAATTTCTAAACAGGATGCACAAATTATTGCTAACTTAGAAAAAGAATTAGCCGCTGCACAGCAAGGTATAGATATAGTCTAGAAAAATCTAGGATTGTGATTTCATCCAGTAAAAGATTTTAGTTTTTAAAGATATATACTTGAAGAAAAATTGAAATTATGGAAAGGATAAAAGTTTTTTTCTCTAAACACGGGTTTTTGGTTTTTGTGATGATGTTTTTTCTCATGTTCATTCATAATTGTTCAAAGAACAGTGAAATAAGAAAATTAAACAAAGAAAAAACGAATTGTACCGGCCAGCGGGACAGTTTAAGTAATTTGGTCATTTCTCGGGAAAATCTTGAAAAAATTAAGATTGAATCAAAATTAGAATTATATAATTATCTAAATGATGAAATTTCTAAAAAGGATAGAAGTCAGCAAATGATGCAATTTCAAAAAGAACATATATTGCCGGGAAAAAAGGATTTGGAAACCAAAATAAAATTGTTGAAACATGAACAGTAAAAAGTTGCATTGGTTTATTATTTCAACCTTTGTTTCTCTTTATGTTGTGGTTAGTGTGATCTCAACCATCCACGTAATTGAGTTTTTTAAGTTGTCTAATCCAGAATGGTTGGCAATTTTTTTGGCTATCGCCTTTGAGATAGGAGCAGCAGCTTCTTTGGCTTCAATTATAACTTTGGAAAAGATGAACAAAAATTTGATTTGGCTCTTATTTTTTGTTTTGACTTTCATGCAATCAATGGGAAACACCTATTATGCATTTGTTAATTTGGAAAATTTCGAATCATGGAGTCAACTTTTTGGATTAGAAGGGGAAGAGTTAATTTTTCAAAAAAGAGTTCTAAGTCTAATTTCTGGAGCTATTTTACCCTTGGTCGCTCTCGGATTTATAAAATCCCTTGTTGATTATCTTAAACCGACCGAAAAAATTGAAGAAGATCAAAAATTCGAACAACCTGAGACCAAAACTTTTCAGAATATTTCATTTACTCACGATTACTCTAATCAAGATGAAGTGATTATTGATGGTGGAGGAATTCTTGTTAAATCTGTTGATGATAAAGTAAATCCGGAAAATGAACACTTTAACCCTGATGAAATACAAAATCTATCCTCTGAAGAAAATTCTAACCAAGAAATTTTGGAATTAGAAAAATCCGAAACAGAACAAGAAAAAAATTTAGAAAGCAATATTGATTTTTCAAACCAGCAAATTCTTTATACAAATTCCAATAGACCAAAAATAAGTGATCCTCCAAAGAAACCTTGGGTCGATCCGACCACATTATAAAAATGTCCAATGGGAATAATTCAATAACCGGCGGGGATCTTGATATTTATGGAGGAAGTTCTCCTGCGATAACGGGTGGAACATATTTTGGTGAAGGGTCTTCACAGATAGGATTGGACCCAGGACCATCGGCTAATTTCGATACTAGGTACACTTTGATTGCTTTAAATCCTGGTGGTTTAGAAAGAGTTAATTTGACTTTTTCGAATTTCAATGACCCTAAAAAAATCAGGTTCTATAATACATCTATGAATGTTGCGTGGCAAGACGTTACAGAACAAAAGTTGGATCTGGTTGATTTTTTCTATCCGGTGAGAGATTTCTCTGGGTATCAACAGCAGACTTTTGTTATAGCTCCTTATACATCGGTTAATCTAGATCAGGGTGACTTTGACACAACCTTGGGTGAAATTGGTTTATTTATGGCAAGAGCACAATTTTATGCAGATGCTACACCAGATCAAAGAATGCTTTACTGGGAATACAAAGGTTCAAGATTCATTATGGCTGATTTTATGATGTTGACCGGGCAGGTAAAAAATGGTAGAATTTGGAAGGGGTGGCAAACAAGCAATGATGTTAGTTCAGAGATAGGATACACCGGAGCTGCAACCGGGGGGTTTGTATTTTCAAATCCAACCGAGTATAATGTAAAATTAACGGTTCTAACCGCAAGTTAAAATGGCTACCAGACCTATACTCTGCCCTCCAATTCCTCCCAATGGTTGGATTTTCTTCAAAAACCAATTCGTGTTGGAGGAAGATTTCAACTATACAACTTTTTTTAATTTCAAAGATTTATTCTTTGATGTTGAGGATTACTCAAGATTGATGATCACACTCAAAAGAACTAAATCAATAAAACTAAGTCAAACCGATATTGGAACTGAAGGATTTGTGAGATGGATAGCAGTCAAAGTTCAATATCCAGCTCCTAAAAATCCAATATTATTCGCTTCACAAACTCCAATTATTCCCGGCGTTCCAACCCCTACTAACGGTACACCTCAAATTCAAAAATACATTCATTGGAGCTATCAAGGAAAAAATTACAACCTAGGAGAACTTATGGTGTTGAGCGGAAACCCCCTCGGATCTACCGATTCCGATGTAACTGGATGGAATTTGAGCGAATATGATTTACTTTATTCTGGTGGGGGAATCACTTTTACTAATCCCCACCCCGACTTTGATGTTAAGCTACAAGTTCTTGTTGCTAAATAAAAAAATTCGGAAAACGAAATTTCTGAATGATATATAGAACGTAAAAAAATTCAAAACAAAATGGATTTACTGAATAAACTCAAAACACTAAGAAATACAACAACCTCTCCTGAGGTAAAAGCTATCTGCGAATCAAACATTCAAAAGATAGAAAGGGGGGATTCTAATATCAACACCGATCTGATTATGGAATCTATTCAAAATATTGAAACTGTGAATACACCAGCACAAGATCCCTTTCAGTTGATAAGAGAACAAGAATTGGCTAGATCGAGAAACTCAGCTAGTAGAATCATGGAATCTTGGGGTGGTGTTGGAAACGGATTATCCAAAAACTCAGGAAGCTATGTTGAAAGCGAAAAGTCGCAAACGTCTAAAGTAGACTATTCTAGTTTGAACGAAAATTTAGCCGCTCTTTCTTCACACGACAAAGGGGTAGAAGCTTTCATGAAATCCGAAGAAGTACACAATCTAGGTGTTTTAGAAGGTATTAATATTATTCGTAATTCTGGCATTTTCGAGCATCCTTCTATCAAAATTATTTGCGAAAAATATTATCATTTGCTCAAAACCAAAAACATGCCAGAATTTCTTGTTGCAGAAGGATTTCTACAAGAAATGAAGAATTTCGATTGGGATGAAAGAGTTCAGGAAATTACCGAATCTATAGAAGACCTTTTAAATGATCTTAGACCCGAAATTGAAGTTTCAAAAGCATTGTATGCAATTTCTAGCAATGCCGGATCCGACTTTTACTCGCCAGTAACTGAATCCTTGAACAATTGGTTGGTTTCCGAAAATAAATCAATTTCTCTTTTGTCGAAGGAAATTTCAAGATGGCAATTTAATCCAATCGTGAGAAATTTATTGAATAATCTTTCTCTGATGGAGAGCGATTCGTCCAAATTAAATATTCCAATTCATTCTGGTAATTCTTCGGTGAGAAGAGTTTTCTCACCTGTTCTCGTTGAAGGAGGTAAAACAATATTTACTATAGGGTCAAATGTTTTCGAAGGATCTAATCAAGGATTGAAGAGGTTGAATCGTGGCCAAGTTGCTGTTTTGCCTAAAAATTATCTTTCTATTTTGGAATCTTTTTATGCTCCTTATGTGAAAGCTGATGAGCATGGTTTAAATGTTTTTGTAGGTAAAAATAAATTCTCATTGGTCGAAGAAGGGGAAGGCGTATCGGTTCTTTTCAATGGAAAATCGATGAGATTTCAAGATAAAATCAATCTTTCAAAAGCAATCGGATTAGAAATTTCTGGATCACTGGGAATGAATGAAAATAAAATTGTTTATGACATTCTGAATTTGTATGAAAACTTCTTTTCTATCGTAGAACTTGATTTTGCAAAGAGAATCGAATCTAAAGTTTACGAAGGTGCTTCTGTTAATTTGATCAAGTGGGAAAACAAAATTTTCCTAAATCGAATCAACGAGTCAATGTCAGATAATTCCGTATTCGAAGTTAACGGAACACAGGCAACTAATATGGTTAAGGAATTCCTAAAGTATGACATTTCAGAAGGTTTAACAGAATTCTTAGAGGGAGAATCTAGAATCAAATCTATTATGATTAATGATAGAAAAAAACTGATGGAAAATATCACAGTTTTAGAAGGACAGCTTCGAAAAGTTGAATCTCAAATGGGTTTAAATCCTTTGTTTGCTAATTCGGACGAACTTCAAAGAGCACAAAATTTGTTAGAAAAAGAACTTTCTTCGTTGCGCAAAAAATGGTCTGCTGTTAACAGCGAACTGGATAAAATTGAAAACCAAGCTCTTGCTTTCGAGGAAGTTTTCGAGGATGATAAATTCAATGTGGGAGAATATGTTAAAGTTTTAGAGAACGGTAATACGGGAAAAATTATTTCTATTGACAGCACCTCTGGGTCCTACACTGTTTTGATGGATAACGGCAGAACCGGGGATTTTAAAATCGATGAGATTGAAAATTTAGATGATGCTTTATCCAGAGCAGGGGATGAGAACGAAGCAGATTCAGAATCACAAGAGGAATTAAAAGAAGCTTCGCAGCAAATGGCAATTGCCCCTGGAAAATCTTCGAAAGAAAAGAAAGATTCAACACCAGCAAACACGATGAGAAAAAATACCGAAACTGCTCCCAAGGGAAAGGATAACGATAAGTCTGGTCAAAAAGATTTCGAAAATTTGAAGGATGCTAATTTAGAAGAAGCTCCAGAAGGAAATGAAAAACACACCAAATATAAGGCAAATAAAGGTGCAGGTTATAATTTGTCCGAAGATACAACATTTAGCAAATCTGATGTTAAACTCATGAGATTGGCAGAAACCCCCGGATCCGAAGAAGGAGATGCAGATTATGATGTAAAAGGAATTAGATACAAAGCAAAAAATCCACAAGTCATGAAGACAGATCCGAATTTTGCTTCTGCCCCCGGAAATGAAAAGGGAAAACAACCCCATTACAAAGTAGACGATGAAATGGGTTACAATGTTGATGAAAAAACTGGACTAGGAAAAATAAATCAAAATTTTGCTGTTGCCCCGGGTAAGGCTGAGGGAGATGCCGGGTATGGAGTAAAAACCATCAAAGGTAAATCACACAGTCCGCAGGTACAAAAAACAGATCCTAATTTTTCGGTTGCACCCTCTAAAGGAGCAGACGGTAAACTTGATTATAAGTCAAACAGTGAAATGGGTTACAATATCGACGAAAGCGAAGAGTCAAAAAAAAACTAAAAAAAATCCTTAGCAGGGTTTGGGCTTTTGCACCATCTGATCCGGATCAGGATAAAAAACCAAAACCTTTTGTAGATGACTACAAAAAAGGAATGAGTTTTGCTCCGACTGGAAAATCTGAAGACAACAAACTTTCTGATGATTCACCAGAGGAAAATAAGTTTTAAATGAAACTAACCCCGAGGTTAAAACTAAGATTCTAAGTTAGCAATTTTTTAACATTTAATGACGAAAGTTTACGTTACCAACTCCAGTTTAATGGATGCTATTTTAGAATCTAAAAAAAATGGACAGCTGACTGTAGAGGCCATTGAAATGTTCAATTTAATGATTGCTGGAATTTCCAAGAAAATGGCTTACAAAGATCCAGACGACAAAGCTGATTGTATGGCTTTTGCCATGGAGGATCTTTGTAAATATTGGAACAGATTCGACCCTACTAAATCAAATAATCCATTTGCATATTATACACAAATAGCTAAAAACGGATTTGCAAAGGGCTGGAAAAAAATACATCCCCCAAAATCACCCAAAACCATTCCATTTTCTTATATTACAGGAGAAGACAATTCCTATAATATTTAAATGACTGACATCAAGAAAATAAAACCCAACGGTGACTACAAATCTGGTTTGTATGTACCCGTTAATCCAGAAAAATATGTTGGGGATATTCACAACATTATTTGTAGATCAAGCTGGGAATTCAGATTTTGCAAATATTGTGACAACAACGAAAAAATTTTAAAATGGAGTTCTGAACCAGCGGCAATTCCTTATTACAATCCACTAGATAAAAAAGATCACAATTACAACGTTGATTTTTACTTGAAAGTTCTTCAAGATGATGGAAATGAGCAGGAATGGTTGGTCGAGGTGAAGCCAGAAAAACAACACCAAAAGCCAATATACGAAGGAACATACACAGTAGAAAAATTAAAATCTTACAATCACAAAATGCAAATTTGGATTACAAATCAAGCAAAATTCAAAGCTGCAAAACACTGGGCAGAAAGCAGGGGTATGAAATTCGGAGTTGTCAACGAGAAATTCCTATTTCAAAGCAAATGATAGACTTTCCTGAACAGGCTAAAAAATTGAGAAGTCAATTTTCCTCTTTATCTGAACTTAATTCCTCCGTAAACCAAGAATTCTCGGAGAAGTATGGTCCCGACTCGAAAAATACCGGTGAAAAATTCACAGCCTTCAAAAGTGGAAAAATTTATTTTGGATTGCATACCACAAAATCAAAAACAGGAGAAAAAAATTCTTTTGTGAATAGATACCCTTGTTTTCTTTTTTTATCTGAAGAAAGAATTGGAAATAGGATAATTTGTAAAGTTATGGATTTAACAATTATCCCACCCGATAATCTCGCAGAAATTTTAACACGTTTGACCACGACTTTTTCGGAAATACTTGAAGAAAATGTGAGAAACATTTCCGAATCTCAGATGCCATTGAATCTAAAAGGGGAAAATTTACAAAAAATATTTAAAGGAACTGGATATGAATTCGCAATTTTTGGATTCGAAAAGGAAAATTTGCGAGGAATGAAAATAGTAGATTATTCAGATTGGGTAAAAATTCCATATTTTAGCCAAGCAACTTTAGAGGGTCTCTCTTTGGATCAGATATATAAAGAATATAAATCGAAAATAAAAATTTGATTTTGTCTATAAAACCAAATTTCTGACTTCATGGCAGGATTTAATGAGAACCCAAACACCAACCCTGTATTCCAAAGAATTAGGGACTCGATCAAAAATCTGAGCAATTTCGGATTGAGATATGGAGACATGGTGGTCAAAAATTCACAGGCAATTGGTACCACAGAAGCAGAATTTTTAAAGAAAGGTCCGATTGAAGATGAAACTACACTTTTCTCTTTAGGTAGACAAGATACGACTACCAGACAGTATATTTCATATTTTGATAAAGACTATGCAGGAAAAAGAGATTATCTAAGAAAATTTTCTTTAAATCCTGAGATTGAATACATTTTGGATACGGTCTGCGACGAGGCAATTTCCTATGATGGATTTAATTTTTTCGCATATCCAGCCTTCTTAAACATTATTGGAATTAAAAAAGATGTTTCAGATAAAATTGATTCGACGTACAAAAAATTGTACGACATGTTTGGTTTCAATGACGATATTTCTGCATGGCAATATTTCAGACAACTCCTTGTTGATGGTTTCGTTGCTTTCGAAATCGTATACGATGACAGGGGGAAAAATATTATTGGTTTCAAAGAACTAGACGCAACCACCCTTATGCCTTCCGTAGAAAAGCAAAAAGATGGAACCTTCTTAAATGTTTGGTATCAATATCCTAAGGACGAAAGAAAAAGGAGAATGCTTTACGATTCCCAAATCATTTATCTTTCTTATGCCAAAGGCAATACTGTTTCAAGAGTAAGTTATTCAGAAAGATTGATTCGTCCGTACAATGTTCTCAGGATCATTGAATACACCCGTGTTATTTGGTCTGTGATGAATGCATCATTCCGTCTAAAAATGACAGTCCCAGTGGGGTCCAGATCGCAACAAAAGGCTATGCAAACCCTTGGCGAGTTGATGTCCATATACAAAGAAGATATTCAATTCAACGATGAAAGTGGGGAACTTTCGGTAAATGGTCAGCCAAAAATTCAATTTTACAAAAATTATCTTATGCCTAAGGGAGCTTTAGGTACTCCAAATATTGAACCCCTTAACACCGCCGGACCAAATTTGAATGATCCAGCTCCTTTGGCTTATTTTTTCGACAAGTTGGTTCAAGAATCTAAAATTCCATTTTCTAGATTCCAAGGACCAGATGGTGGATCGATTGGTAAATATGCCAATGCAGCCGAAGGATTGGATAAAGAGGAAATTAGATTCGCAAAGTTTATCATGAGATTAAGATCCGTTTTCCAGGACATTCTTATAAAACCTTTGTGGATTCAATTGTGTAGAGATTTTCCGCAATTGGAGAAAGATTATATGTTCAGAAGTCAACTTGGATTAACTTTTGTTTCGGATAATCCATTCAGAGTGAATCAGGAAATAGAAACGATGAACAAAAGGAAAGAATCCATAGATGCCATGTATGGATTGGTGGACGGAGAAGGACAGCCTTTCTTTTCTTTGGGTTATCTAATTGAAAATTTTCTAGGAATGACTGAGGATGATATCAAAGCCAATGAAGAAGCTAAAGAGAAGACCAAGAATAAAAAATCAAAAGAAACTCCAGAAGGTGGAGAAGGCGCTGAAGGTGGTGATTCAGAAGCAGGAACTGAACCAGAAGGATCCCCGCCAGAAACAGAAACACCGGCATAATTATGGCAGGATTTAACGATGATAACAGTCAACAGCGTTCCTTTTTAGGAAATCTGTACCGAAACCTATCTAAAATTGGAAGGTTTGGTATGCAGTACGAGGATATGGTTATCCGGAATTCTCAGGCTATAGGGGCAACCGAATCTACCTTTTTCAACAATGAAGGAACTGGATTTACCGAGAATGACGCTTTCTTCTGGACTTTAGGTTATCAAGATACTAGAGTAAGAAAATACATAGCCTATTTCGACAAGGATTATCTCGGGAAAAGAGAATTCTTAAGAAAATTTGCTTTAAACGGAGAAATTGATTTCATTCTGGATACTTTATCAGACGATGCTATCAACTACGACGACAAAAATTTCTTCGGGTATCCATCTTTATTAAATGTTGATTTAAAACCCGAAGTCCGTTCTAAGGTAGAAGAAAATTTCAGAACTTTGTACATGCTGTTTGGTTTTCAACAAAGTACTCTTGCCTGGCAGTATTTTCGTCAATTTCTAATTGATGGTTTTTTGGCTTTTGAAATTGTGTACTCGACAGATGGAAAAAAAATTGTTGGTTTCAAAGAATTAGATGCCACCTCTCTTCAACCTGCAACTGAACAACAGCCCAACAAAGAATTTCAACAAATCTGGATTCAATATCCGGGTGATCCTAGAATGACCAGAAAATTAAAGGCAGAGCAGGTCATTTATCTTTCCTATGCCAAGGGTAATTCCGTTTCCAGAGTCAGCTACACTGAAAGGCTGATCAGATCTTATAACATTCTGAGAATCATGGAAAATACTCGGGTAATTTGGAATGTCATGAACGCTTCGTATCGTTTGAAATTCGTTATTCCTGTTGGAACACAATCCGGACAAAAAGCTATGCAAACCCTGGGACAGCTGATGTCTCAGTATAAAGAAGAAATTCAAATTAATGATACTTCCGGGGAATTGACTGTCAATGGTGCCCCCAGAGTACAGTTTTACAAAAATTATCTCTTTCCGGAAAAAGACGGGGAATCGCCAGACATTAACACTTTAAATCCAAATGGTCCCGATTTTAACGTGATGGAAAATGTTGTTTATTTTTACAACAAGCTAAAATTAGACTCCAAAATTCCATATGCTAGGTTTGCTGGGAGAAGTGGTCCTGCCACCTATCAAATATCAATCGACCAGTTAGAAAGAGACGAAATTAGATACGAAAAATTTGTTACCCGTTTGAGATCTATTTTCCAAGAACTTTTGGTTAAACCTCTTTATATCCAAACTTGTTTGGATTTTCCTGCCTTGTCTGAAGACAGATCATTTAAAGTAAATTTGGGTTTGAACTTCGTTAAAGAAAATGTTTTCGAACAACTAATTGTTTTATCTAACTACACGAAAAGAACGACATTTATCACCGCATTGGGAGATATGAAACAAAAAATCGGAGAAGAGGAAGTTCCATATTTCGATAAGGAGTGGTTAATAAAAAGATGGCTTGGTTTGAGTATGGACGAATATAGAGAGAACGAAAAATTCAAAAAAGACGAAAAGAAACAAGCGGACAAGGCCAAAAAGGATAAAGGGGAAGGTGGGGAATCAGCAGATGCACCAGATTTCACTCTTTAAATTTCAATAAATGAATTTCAAAGAATTATTTTCAACACAAAAAATTCTTGTTGTGGGTGATTCCATTTTGGATCACTATGTGTATGGAAAAGTTCACAGGGTATCTCCAGAAGCACCAGTTCCGGTTGTTCTTAAGAACAAAGAAGAATTTTTCCTGGGCGGGGCGGCAAATGTAGCACAGAACATCACGACATTCGGAGCCAATTGTACCCTGTTATCTTTGGTTGGTGATGATGAAGATGGAAAAATTTTGTTTGAAAAATGTATCGAGAAAAAAATCAATCCTATTTTTATCGAAGAAGAATCCAGACCAACAACAAAAAAAACCAGAGTAATAGGGAACAAACATCAAATCGTTAGAATTGATGTTGAAACAACTTGTGATTTATTAGAAAACTCAACTTCAAAAATTATTGAAATTTTCGACGAACAGATTCAATTTCACGATGGAGTTATTTTTCAAGATTATGGGAAAGGATTACTAACGAATTATGTTTTAGCGTCTCTAATTGAAATAGCGAAAAAATACTCGAAAAAGATTTTGGTAGATCCTAAAGTGGCAGATCTTGGGCGATATCAAGGAATCGATCTGATCAAGCCAAATCTGAGTGAATTTAAGGCTATGGTGAATATCAAATCTGAAGAAGATTTAGAAATTGACCAGATTGTAAATTATGCCCAATTGGTGATGGAAGAATTCGACTACCAATATTTCCTAATTACTTTATCAGAAAATGGCATGTTATTGGTTGGAAGACATTTTTCTCATCATATCCCTGGAATTAGTGTGGATGTTGCCGATGTCTCTGGGGCAGGGGATACCGTTTCTGCCGTATTTGGATTGGGATTCTTTTCTGGGGAGAACGGGGTTACATCCAATGATGATTTAATTGGTGTGGCAAAACTCGCTAATTTGGCAGGATCTTTAGTGTGTAGGCACCCGGGAGCGGTTTCTGTTGATGCTGAAGAATTATTCGAAAAAAACCCAATTTTTTACTGATTTAATTTTTTTTTTGCGAGGTTTAGTTCTACATTTACATCATGATAAACGAACTAAAAATCCTATCGGCACTCGAATCGTTAACAGGTAACGGGTCCCAAAAAGAGAAGCAAAGACTGCTCTCAGAAAATCTCACCGAAGTGATGTCCTACCTTCTGGACGTGTGCTTCAATCCTTTTGTAACGACCAAGTTACATAAGTTGGACCTACAACCAACCCCCACCGGGGAGTTTCCTGGATTCGAAATCTTCAAGTCCGTTATGGAATCCCTGAAATCAGCTCCGGCTGCCAACGATAACCTTAGGGGTCAGGCCACAGCACTCATCAATTCTCGTCTTTCTGAGGATTCAATCGAAGACAGACAACTTCGGGATATTCTAATGAAAATTTTCACGAAGAGAATGAATTCGGGGATTGGTGCCAAGCTCATTAACAAGGCCTTGGGCAAGGAATTAATTCCGGACCCCTCTTTAATGTTGGCCACCGACGATCAAAAAGAAGTTTTGGGTTGGGATAAGATCTACTGTGAGGAGAAATACGACGGTGTTAGGGTAATTGCTGTAGGAGACAAAGAAAAAGGTTTTCAATTTTACACCAGGGCCTTTAACGAGCTGGACAAAACCAGACTTTCCTCTATAGAGCGAGACCTAGTTCAGATTCTCCACAATTCCAACATTGTAGAAGAAGTATTTTTTGACGGTGAACTAACAGATCTCAACCGAAAGTCTGTTTCTGGAAAGGTAACCCAAATTCTGAAGGGTACAGCTCCTAAGGGAATCGACAAGGAATTTATGTTCAATGTTTTCGATTTGGAAAAGTCTTCGGTTCTGAAGGTTGGACACGGAACCACTCCATTCATTGAAAGAAGAAAAGAACTAGAGGTTTTGACCTCGTTCTTGCCTTCAAACTCCCAAGTTAAACTAGCCCGCCAATGGGTGGTAGATTCCATGGAAGAAACCCAAAAGATTTATGGACTAATTATTTCTCTGGGAGGAGAGGGGGTAATTCTCAAACCAGGGCACCACGTGTACGAGTGTAAACGCAGTAAAAGTTGGGTCAAATTGAAGCAGGTTCAAGATTGTGATTTGGAAATCACTGGATGGTATCCAGGCGAGGGTAAGAGAGAAGGATTCATAGGGGGTTTCATTTGTACTGATGCCTCTAGAACTTTGGAAGTGAAGATAGGATCTGGATTTACAGATGCCGATCTGAAAACTCTTAGTGCCAATCCTGATCAGTGGATTGGTCAGGTAGCTGCCGTTCAATTTAACGAGCCTATCACTGACAAATTCGGAAATAGAAGCCTATTTCTTCCCCGCTTCATTGAGGTTAGGTCGGACAAAAATCAGGCAGACGACATGACCTCTTTTTTCAAGTAAGGGGAAACCTTTATTTGAATTTTCATAAAATTTGAAAGAGGAATTATGGTTAATCAATTGTTGACTGAAAAGCTTAGGCCCCGGGATCTAAAACATATGATTTTGCCGGATCGTATACGGAATCTCTTTGACGGCAAGCCATTGGCACAGAATGTTTTGTTGGCAGGATCACCCGGTTGTGGCAAAACAACCCTAGCAAAAATTTTAGCCACTGGTTCTCCCCACCTGTTTATCAATGTTTCAGATGAAAGCTCGGTTGATGTTATTCGAACAAAGATTAACGATTTCTGTTCAACATTAAGCATTATGGATGGTAAATCTGCCTTGAAGGTGGTAATATTAGACGAGTTTGACGGTGCTTCGGATCAATTTTACAAGGCTTTAAGGGGAACAATTGAGAAATTCGCTAGAAATGCCAGATTTGTAGCAACGTGTAATTGGATTGCCAAGGTGCCAGAGGCAATTCAGTCCAGATTTGAAGTTATCAATTTCGACCCAGTAAATTACGAAGAAGAACAGGAATTGAAGGAAGAATGGAGAAGAAGGATCACTTTGATTTTGGGAAAACTTTCCATCTCAATAGATTCTGAAGCTTTGGATGTTTTCGAAAGGGATTTTTTTCCAGATTTAAGATCTGCTTTGAACAAAATCCAAGCATGGTCAATTGAGGGAATTCAAAATGTAGACGCCAAAAAAGTTAAAGATTCCTCTTATTCCCACGAGGATCTTTACCTTTTAATCTGTGACGGAAAAAATCCCGTTGAAAATTATCAGTTTGTCGTGTCACAATATGCCGGTAAAGTTGACAGCGTGATGTTGGCTATGGGTGATGAATTTGTAAGTTGGATCCAGCACAACCGACCAGAACTCGCCAAAATAATTCCCGGAATAATCGTGATGGTTGCCGAACACCAGGCACAGAGAATGTTGGTCATAGATCCCATAGTTTCTTTGCTCGCCCTCGTATTTAAAATTCAAAAACAAATTCAAGCCTAATGGATCTTTTGCCTAATGAAATAAAAAAGAACACCTTTATCTACCGACTTGTTAAGAGGGGAGAAAGGGCTATGATGTATGAACAATTTTGTACGGATGCCGAAAGGGTAATCGCCTGGGAAGTGTTCAAAAGAAAAATTGACCCACCAAAAGAGGTTTTCGGGGTTAAATTAGGAGAAAGAGAAATCTTTCCTGGAAATGAGGATTTTGGTAAATGGGCATGGGCTCCTTCCAGTCAGGAAAAGGCAGAATTTATTTTCAACCAATTAGAACAAGGTTTAAATCACAGGGGTTACGAAGATGGAGAATAGAAATCCAGATCCAAAAATCCATATAGATTTCAACCCCAACCGATCTGATGGGTGGCTGTATGCCAGTAGTTTGTTTTACTCCAAAAAAATAAAAAGAATAATCCTGTGTGGTAAGGGTGGAGCGGGAAAGGATCACCTCCGTCAACTTTTAGAAGAAAAAGGTTTCAAGTACTGTGTGTCTCACACAACACGACCTCGTCGAACCAAAGAACAGGAAGGCAAAGACTACTTCTTCGTTAAAAATTTGGAAGATTTTGAAATTCTCAAAGGAATGTTCGAAAGGAAAGAATTTTACGAGGTGAATCTTTTCGCCGGATGGATTTATGGTACTTCTATTCAGGAATTCAATTCGAGCGATTTAATGATTCTAACACCTTCTGGTATTGCTAACCTTAAACCGGACGACAGAGAAGAGTCTTTCATTATTTTCTTAGATATAGACCCAAAAACTAGAAAATCCAGATTGTCTTTAAGAAAAGATGCGGATTCTGTGGACAGAAGACTTCGAACAGACGAGGAAGATTTTTCTAATTTCACTGATTTTGATTTCAAAATAACCGATCCCAATTTTGTTGTGGGTTCAGAAATTTGGTTTGATTTAAAGTATTACCATGATTAACATTCTCATCGACGGAAATTATATTTTCCACAAAACTTTTGGAATCTTCGGAGGTTATGGATCAAAAGATCCAGGAGAAGTGCTAAAAACTAAAAATGAGCAGGCCATGTTTATTCGGAAGATAGCCACTGATCTTTGTGCCGCCCTTAGGGAGCTTCCTACCGGAGGAAGATTAATTTTCACGGCTGACTCAAGAAGCTGGAGAAAGGACGTGGTTATTGAAGGCGGAGGTTACAAGTCTAACCGTATTAAAGACGAATCTGTAGACTGGTCAATTTTTTTTAATTTACTTGACTCTTTTGGAAAACAACTTGAAAAAATGGGATTCGTGCACTCTCGGGCTGACGGGGCCGAGGGAGATGATTTGTTGTATTTTTGGGCAGACTATTTCACAGCCAAATCCCAAGATTGTATCATCGTTTCCGGCGACAAAGATCTACATCAGCTTTCAAGATGGAAGGGAGACAATTGGACTTTAGTTTGGTCAAATAATTCCAAAAACAATGTTGTTTCATGTCCAGTTGGATGGAAAGAAAGGTGGCTAGACCACCAACCACAAGTTTCAATTTTTGATATGCCGGATTTGAATCAAACCGACAAAGAAAAATTAAAAAAATGGATACAAAATCTAACCGTAAATGAAATCAAACCAGAAAGTTTCATTTTCACAAAAATGCTGATTGGAGACGAAGGGGATGCTGTTCCGGGGGTCTGGAACTTTGAGGCAACCCCTGGTAAGATGTCAAGAATGACTCCAAAAAAGGCAGAACAACTTTTGGAATCACTTCAGCAATCTAAATGGTCAGGAAGTTCTTTTGGTGATTTACTACAGGACACAGAATTTCTTGATTGGGCCGGAGGTTACATTTTGAGATTAATGAAAGACATAGATTCCAAAGAAAATAGGCAGAAGGCATCCGAAAATTTAAAAAGAAATTATCAACTGATGTGGTTGGATAAAATGGTTATGCCCTCTTGGGTAATTACGAATTCTGTGGCAGAAATTAGAAGAGGAATTAATCTTGAAAGAAGGTCAATCACCCTCGATAGAATTAAAATTTTAGAGGGTACAGAGTGGGTAACATCTACTGCTGTACCTAAGATGTACAATCCTTTTTCCGAATAGAAATGGAACTTTTCGATGTTGTAAATTCTCTTTTTGGATCAGATAAAAAGTGGGAATCTGTGGGCAAGGCAGACAAGTCTCGAAATTTTTTCATGGTCAATAGGTTCATGTCCATCCAATTCCCGGTTCAGGCCCACGAGTTCAACCACACTAAGGTCGTCCCGAATTTGGTTTTGGATTGGTGGCATTCTGCCTTGGGCCCAAAATTTGCAAAAACACCAAAGTGGGTTTTCACTTCCACTGGAAAAAAAGAACAAAATAAATCGAACCAAAAGATTCCAAATTTCCAGGAGGTAGAAGATTTCATCAGGGAAAGAAATCAACTTAGCAAAAGACAACTTCTAGAATTGAAACAATTTTTTCCTACGTCATATCATGATTGGATGAAATCCCTATCCCAGCAGATGGGCAAGGAAAATCAGAAATAGGATATATAAGACAGAAAATAATTTTAAAGTCATGGAGAAAGGTATTCAAAAAATTGTTGATAAGTTAGTTCAGAGTTTGGATTGGAATTCTATCCTTCTAATTCACCAGGCATTTAAACATGGTACCGGTCAGGGTAGCGAGGTAATACCCGGTTTAAAAAGAAAAAATTACGATCAAAACCTAAGTGTGAAGGATTTGAAACACGAATTGAAAATAATTTTGAAGTATGTAGTGGAAAACGATTACCAATCTTTCACCTATGGCAATTGGATCGTCACGTGGTACAATCAACAATGGAACGATGAAACCGTGATTGAAACACTGAGCCAAGACGACGAGGAAACAGAATTTGAAATTGAAATGCCCAACACCAAGCTTGAGGTGATTTATGCTCCACAAAGAATTTGTATTACGATGGATACGGGCGAAGGATCTAATCCAGCAACTACTTCAGATACCGATACCCTAAAGATGATGTTGGAAAATGCCTTGGCCGAGGAAAATTACGAGATGGCACAAAAGATCCAGGACATTCTAAAGATGTCCCAAAAACCGGAAGAGATTTAAGATACATATAAAAAAAGTTGTCTCTTGAAGTACATCCTTACTTTGAATGAATTTTTCGACACCGGGGTTTTCGGTGACACCTATGGATATGGCGGGGCAAACGGAATTTTCAAGGTCCAATATAAGCCATACAAGGATCTTTCTGTTTCCGTTGGACCTGATCCCAGAGTTCCTAGAAACATTCCTGGTTCTAAATTTCAGGTTGGTGATATTGTTATTGGAGAACCCATCAATGATGATAAGAAGGTGGCAGGTATGGTTGTTAAAAATATCCTGGCCCCAGATCACAAATCATATCGTTTTTTTGTTCAGATCCATACCAAAGGTAAAAAGGATCAAAAAGTTCTAGAACTTAAGCCTGACACGGTTGAGTTTGTAGACATGGGGGACAAAGGCCACCGTCAGGTTGTTTCTCAGTACAAATTCAATGATATTACGGGTGATGCCTACAATTCTAAAACTGTTTATAACAATCCTGGTTTAGGGATCGAAGCAGTCGGAGGTTGAGAAACTTTTACCTGTTCTTCCTGTAAAGCACAGGATGATTTTAAGCAAAACCCCACACAAATTAGGTTCTATTGCTTCCAGCATGAATTTTCCAAAATCTGGAGAAATTCATGCCGATGAATTCATAAAATACATCTCAAAAACGGTTGAAACACACGTGAAGAATGGAATAGATGTTACCTGTTTTCAATTGTCAGAATCCGATTTGAATTTTCCGGATTTTTCCTCCTTAGAAGAGGAACATCCGGATCTCGTTTCTCTGGACGAATTGAGTCAATCAATTAGAATTAAAGGACATAGGATTTTATTTTTCCTGTCATCGTATTTCTTCTTGGGATCAAGATTACCAGATTCGGTCCAACAAACACACACGATGATTGGCAAGCTGGCTTCTCTGGTTGAAGGTCTTGGCATTGCCGAACCTTGTATTTTGCTCCGGGTTGGAAGCGCCTATGGAAACCGAAGGGAAACCGCCCAAAGATTTTGTGAGGAGATTTTCAAATTTCCAATCACAATCCGAAACATGTTGGCCGTGACGAATGATGATAAGCCAAGTTTATTTTCGGTTACAGATTTGCTATCTGGAGTTTTTTATCCGGCAAAAATTCCAATTTGTTTTCGATCTTTGCCACATCAGTTCAATACGGGTGGTTTGAATTTTAGAGAGGCTTTATTTTTATCCTGTTCTACCTGGGAATCCCCACACAAACCAATTTATTTTCACGGTGAAAGTTCGATGATAGACGAGAAGGGAATTTCACTTTCATCTTCTCCAACTTCACGTTTAACCCACAGGATTCCAACCTTCGGGTTAGACGTAGATGTGGTTATAGAATCTTCCGATTCATTCAAAACTTGTGTCCAATATTTATCGGAACATAAATCACTAATCCCATTAGTAATACCGAA